TCACGCTGCGATGCCGATGCGGGAGGGTTGCGGCCGCGCTGTCAGGCCAGCGGCCACTGCCCCGTGCGTGTCGGCGTGGTCGCTCAGGAGGTGGCTATAAGTGCGCCGCAGCTCCTCGACGGAGTCGCCCACCCACGCCGCCACAGTGTGCTCAGGGATGCCGTTCTGGAGGCACGTGGAGATGAAGGTGTGCCGAAGGTCATGGAAGGTCGGCAGGTTCCCCTCCGCGTCCTTGATGCCCAACTCCAGCAGTGTGGGCTTCCACAAGAAGTCGTTGAAGTAGCTCCGGCTCAGAAGGTTCTTCTGCCGCGTCCAGAAGAGTGCGCGTGCCATGCCCTCCTTACAGTCGTCGACCTTCTTCTTGTGCTCCCACAGGATGGTCTCCGTGGCCTGTGGCGGGTAGCGCTCCATGTGCTCCTCCAGGGCTTCCAGGAGGTATGGGGCCATCGGCGCTTCCTTTGTGCTGAGGCGTGGGCTTGTCTTGAGGCGGTCTATGAGGAGGGGGACGTAGTTGGTCTCCTTCGTCTTGAGTACCTGTCGGCGTATGGTGAGCAGCCGTCGGTCCGAGTCGATGACGTCGGTGCACACGCCGAACGCCTCGGCCTGCCGGGTACCGCAGGCGAAGCCGAGCATGGGGATGACGCGGTAGCGCTCAGGGAATTCGTCGTAGATCGCCCAGCACTCGTCAGGGGTGAAGACGTATGACGTCGACTCGCCTACGTAGGGCCCGTCTACCTCGTACGTGGGATTCGCGGTGATCTTCCCGTTCTGAAGGGCATCCTTGAGGACCATCTTGAAGACTTTCCAGTGGCCCTCCGCAGTCGAGTTGGCGATGCGCTCGTTGGCCTCCATCTCCTGGACCCAGGCTTCGACCTGGGCCCTCTTGATGGTGCGTAGGCGTTGGTTGCCCCAGCGGGGATTGAGGTGTAGGCGGATGGCCAGCTCGTAGCCAACAATGCTGATCTCCTTCGCGCGGCGCCTGCTGAGCCAGTCGGCAGCCCACTGTTTGAAAGTGAGGTTCGTTTCGACGGGCTCGGGGGCCACGCCTGGAGTCATTCCGTCGAGAATGGACTGTGCCTGGGCCTGGGTCAGGCCAACTGACTCGGGGATCGTGGCCCGTGTGCGGTTCCCCGCGTCGTTCGTGCGGTTGTAAGACCAGCTATGGCCACATCCGCCCTTCTTGGGTCTGTTCTGGTCGGGGCAATCGCACCGCTTGTACACAGTGGGCTTGCGTGCCACGGGACGCCTCTCGCGATCTTGGTCGATTCTCAGGTGACTCCCTGGCCAGGGGAGTCGGACTCTACTTATGCGCAGCCATGGCTGGTCAAGCCGTCGAGCGGGAGGCGGAACGGTCCGTCGTGTCCCTTCTATTCGCGGCTATAACACCCCTGCTGGCGCTGGGAATTCACTCGGTACGCGCGTCAAGCCATGCTTCGAAATCGCGCTCCCGGACGCGGAGGATGCGATCACTGATGCGCACGACGGGGATGTCCCAACTCCTGTAGTTGTCGAGCACGGTGCGCTTTGTGAGTTCCATCCGCTCGGCAATCGTCTCGAAACTCAGCAATACGTTGGAACCGCCGCGAGCCATCGTCGTCCTCGTACATTCGTAGGTGCCCCCGGGCGGACCGATCCGACCGGATGGAGCCGGTTCCGTTCAGTCCGGCACCGGGAAGTACGTCGATCACCGGAATCTGTTACACCCGGGAGAAGCCCAACGCGTCGGCCGCACCATGGAATCGGTCCGGGGTGGTGGCGCCAGCGTTGGAAGGCGTCGGTCGGGCCGGCGGCTGAGACCTCGGATGCTATCGACGGCGTCGCCGCCGGGTCTGCTGCGCGGCCGGCGCCGACGGAGATCCGTTCCTCGAACGGCAGGAGTATCGGGTACGACTGAGGGGCCTCAGTCCCGGGGGCATAGCCCGCTTGTGCTCTCGCTTCGGGCCTTGTGGTGCCGGGTTGCTCTCCAGGTGCACGCTCGCACCGTGTGCAGAGCGCGCGTTGCGAGGCATCGCTAACCTGTTCGATGCAGTCCGTGAGGGTTGGTTATGCTGCCTCAGCGCCGCATCGAAACATGATCGTCCGTAGGGGAGACCGCGATGGTGTGCCCAAGTGCGGCGCTGTAGCTGAACACCGCAGCACCGGCTTGGGGGGATATCACGCCGTGACAGATACGTTGGAGGCCCTGGTCGTACGCGCCTCAGCAGGCGGAGATGACGGGGCCGACGCCATCGCGGCGTTGTACGACGAACTCAATGACACCGTGTACCACTGGGTGCGGCTCTACATCCGGGACGGGCATGTCGCGGAAGACTTGTGCCAGGAAGTGTGGCTGAAGGTCGCCCAGAACATCGGCAAGTATCGCTTGGGTACGAGTCTGCTGGCCTGGCTGCGCACGATCACCAAGAACACCGCGCTCGACCATCTACGTTCGGTGCAGCGGCGCCCCTCTGAGGTGCTGTACGCAGACCACCTTGAACTCGACCGGCCGCGCTTCGACCAGAGCCCGGAAGAACACGCCGAACGGCGTGCACTGGCTCAAGCCGTTGCCACCCAGATGCACAAACTGCGTTCGGAGCAACGGGAGGTCCTGATCTTGCGGTTCTTCGACGGGCTCAGCCCGGGGCAGACTGCACAGATCATGGGGAAGACGGACGGCGCTGTCCGTACCCTCACGGTGCGGGCCCTGCGCAAACTTGCCGCTGTGATGCCGTCGGGGGAGTCCTCCGCACAGTTGATTGAAGAACTGCTGTCGGCGGCGGTGGACAGAAATAGAGTTGTTGGAACACGGGTTGAGATACGAGAGGCGAGGGCGCATGTCGCGACGCGCTGACCAGAGCGAACGCTTGGAGCGGGCGCTGGAAAGCGGGCCTATCCCTCACGATGAGGAGACCCGCCAGATGCTGGCTGCCGCGGGTGCGTTGCGGCCCGGCTACCGACGTAGCCCTTCGAGGGTGCGCGCCGCCAGGGAGGCGATGCTCCGCGAGTTCGCCCGCGTCCAGAACCCCCAGAAGACACGGGAGGACGCCGGATCGGGAGATGGCCTGGACGAGCCGGAGCTCCATCGCGAAGAGATTGAACTGCCCGATGGCGGTCAGCTCGTCCTCACCGACATCGAAGAGATCACACCCGAGCGTGCCGAGAAGATGGCCGGCCGCATCGCTCGCATCCTGAACAGCAAGGAAAGAGATCGCCAGAGTTGAGCCACGCAATACCTGGCGGCCCCGGAAGCTGGGGGCAGCCGTGAGCAAGTCGCAGCCGCGCGTCCAGATCCACATCCTGAGGCCCGAGGACGAGGAAGATGCTGACCTCACCGACCTGGGCCTGGTCAACATCGGAGGCGAGCGCCACCTGTTCCTGAAGCCTCAGAGCTTCGACTCGGCCGTACGGCAGGTGCGTTCTGCGATGCCGGATCTCTCGCTGGAGCAGGTCGAGCGCTTGGTGCGCGAGCACTCGGAGTTCAAGGACTTCGATGAGCTGCTGGGGGCGGTCGAACCTGCTCCACCGCTGGACATCACCCCCATGCCCGACGGACCTCTCCAGCCCGTACGTCCGCGCGGCCGAGTGAAGAGGTGGGTGATTGCTGCTGCGCTGATGCCTGCGCTCGCCGGGAGTTGGGCACTGGGCCGGTACACGAACGTCGTCGACAACGAGCCCGTGCAGGCCAAAGCCAGTGCACCGGATGCGACCAAGGCTGAGGACGCCCCGTTCGCCGACGATAAGTTCGATTTCTTCGCGGGCGCCAGCAAGATCGAATGCGATCCGGTAAGCGCCCTCGAAGCCGAGTGCACCGACGCCGACGGCATGGTGATGTCCACCAAGGCTGCCACCGGCCCTGACTCGACGATCTTCACCTTCTCGTACGGCTCCGAACAGATCGGGCTGCGCATCTTCTACGACGCCAGGTATGCCAAGACCTGGGCCCGCCAAGAAGGCTCGCGGGAGCTGTACCGACACCTGAAGGTTCACGGCCGGTACGTCCTGTGGGGCACTGACCCCAAGCGGATCGGCGAGTACATGGGCCTACTGCGGGAGGCTGACCACGAGGGAGGTCCGACCGCAATGGGCGGGGCCAGCCCGTTGCCGCCGCGGCTGGCTGCCCTCACTCTGGGCACGCTCGGCCTGAACCGCCAGCAGGTAAACCGGATCATCGCGGAGCCCGCGGTGGCCGTGACCGACGCACCCGCCTTGATCGCGGCGCGGCTCGTGCTGGGCTTGGACACTACGCCGGTGTACCGAGGACACGATGGTGACGACATCGTGGCGCTCGCCATGGGCATCGAACCTCCGGCAACCCGTGGGACTGGAGGGGTGATCCTGGTGAGGGAGCCTGCGCCGGTTCCGCAGACACCGACCCCGCCCCCGCCGAGGACAACAACAGCCCCGCCGCCGAATTCCGAACCCTCGACGCCGGCGCCTACGCCGACCGGGCCGACAGCTCCCACGACGAACCCGTCGACGCCGACCACGCCCACGGCTCCGCCGACGGAAACAACGCCCCCGCCCGCGGAGCCGTCAACGCCGCCGACCACCGACCCGGCGCCAGCGCCGACTCAGCCGGAGGAGCCGAGCACTCCGCCAGCCGAGGAGACGCCGGAACCGCCCGTCGAGACGCCCGTGGAGGAATCCCCGGTGCCGCCGCCGGAGGACACTCCGGCCTCGGTGGAGACGCCCGCGGAAGAGGGCGCGCCTCCCGGGCAGGACCACAACTCAGAGTCGGCCGAACCCCCCGGCCAGGAGAAGAAGGCGCCAAGCGACGCCGAGGACCAGGACGACGGCGACGACTTGCTCATCATGCCGTCAGCCTGGACCGTTCCTGCCGCCGCCTGAACAACCAGAGGGCCCCGGACTGCCCGGGGCCCTCTGCATGCGCATGGGTTAGAACGGCGGCTCGTCGGGGGCCGGGCCAGCCCACGGGTCGTCGGCGACTGGTCTGCTCTGCGCTGCGGCGGCACGCTGCGCCCCGCCGGTCTTGGCGACCTTCGCAGCGGCGTTGCGCAGGCTCGCTCCGACCTCGTCGACATCCAGCTCGTAGACCGTGCGCTTGACGCCCTCACGGTCCTCGTAGGACCGCTGCTTGAGGCGTCCCTGGACGATGACGCGCATGCCCCGCTGCAGGGACTCGGCGACGTTCTCGGCCGCCTGACGCCACACGGCGCAGGTCAGGAACAGGCTCTCGCCGTCCTTCCACTCGTTGGTCTGCCGGTCGAAAGTGCGGGGAGTCGAGGCAACGCGGAACTTCGCGACCGCGGCGCCAGAGGGAGTGAAGCGGAGCTCGGGGTCGTCGACCAGATTGCCGATGACGGTGATGACGGTCTCGCCTGCCACTGACAGGGCCTTTCAGGGACGGGGCCGGCCCGCAACGCGCGGGCCGGCCAGGAACGGTCAGGAGAACAGGAGCTTCCAGGTCTTCGGCCCGGGAATCCCGTCGGCGTCGCCCGCCAGCTCCTTGTGAGCGAGCTGGAAGTCGCGGACGTTCAGCCGGTCCGCCTCGCCCCACTTCGGGCCGGGGCCAGAGGTGTAGTGCTTGCCGTAGCCCTTCCGTACGAGCTGCTGACCGAGCAGGGTGATGGACGCGTTGGACTTGCCGGGCCCGAACTTGTCGGCGCCGGGGAACGGCGGCGCGGGCTTCGGGGTCGGCTTCGTGGTGGAACCGCCGGTCGAACCGCCCTTGAGGGCCGCGGCCTTCGTCTTCGCCTTCGCCAGGAGCGTGGCGATGTCGATGTCACCAGGATCGCCGTGCTCGTTCTCCGGGGGGTGCTGGTGGCCGCACACGCCTGAGAAGCCCCGCCACTCGGCGAAGGTCATGCGCGCCCTGCTGTTGCCGTACGAGGCCGGGTAGGGCAGCCACTCGCTCGGCGCCTTCAGCGGGACGTCGTTCTTGACGTTCTGCCAGGCCAGGAAGTCGGCGAGGTCGTCGAGCGCCCAGTCCGGGGCGTCCGGCCAGTAGATGTAGTGCACGCCCGCCTGCAGCTTGCCCCAGGTCTTGCGATGCGCGGGGTCGCAGGTGCCGACGAGCTCGACCTGGACGACGTCGTCGGTGTTGGTCTCCACGCCGCCGGCCTTGTTGACCAGGGCCCGCGCGGAGCGGTCGAACGCGTAGTGCTGGTACCAGTCGAGCCGCTTCTTGTCGAAGTTCGGCTTCGCCGTGATGTTCGGCGCGACGGCGCCCCTGGAGTAGTCGACGAGGGTGGTGCCCTCGGTGGTGTGCAGGAGGACCTTGTCGGGGTCCATCAGGTCACCCTTGTAGCTCCCCGAGAAGTCGTACGCACGGCTGGCGCCCGGGTAGTAGGTGGTGGTCACGGTTGCTTCCTCCGGTGTTGTTGAGCAGGGAGGGAGCACCGTGCAGGGCGCCGGTGGTTAACGTCGCGCCGTGGAAACGACGGCGGCCCCGGGGGCTTCCTGGGGCCGTCTGTCTGGGGTGTGGTCAGTCGACGAACTCGGCGTCGACGACGCTGCCGTCCTCCAGCTCCGGCGGGTACTCGACGGCGAACAGGCTCTTGTCCAGGCGCTCGGCGAGCGCGGACAGGTCGACAGGCTGCTCGTCGTCGCCGGCCGGTGTGCCGAGTCCGGTGATTTCGACGGCCACCACGGCGTCCTTGCCGTAGTGCTCGCGGTGCTGCCGCTCGAGGTACCAGGCGTCCGCGCGCCAGTCTGGGGAGGTGCGGTCCTCGACGGTCTCCTCGACGATCTCGCCGGTGACGGAGTCGCGGAACCGGCGTGTGGTGACCCTGGTGACGATCCCGCCGTCTGCGACCCTGCGAATGTTGGCCATGGCGCGCGCGGCCGCGGTGGCGCGCGCGGTGCGGACTCTCTCGTACAGAGCGGCGTACTCCTCCAACTCCGGGTCGGGGGCCTCGCCTGCGTCGCGGGCCTCGACCTCGGCGCGGCCCTCGGCCATCCATCGGAGGAAGGTGGTGCGGGAGATCCCGGCCATCTCCGCGGCCAACTCGACGGCGACGCCTGTGCGGGAGGCCGCGACGAGCCGCTGCTCGACCTCTTCGGAGAGCAGGCGTGGGCGACCGCCACGGCTACTGGGCCGGCGGGCCTTGCGTCGGGTGGACATGGGCGGACCTCTGCGGCGGGGTCAGCGGCCAGTGTTGAACATGTGGCCGCAGGCGGGGCAGGTGGTGTGTGCGGCGCGGCCTTCGTCGTCGGGGCTGGGGCCGTCCCCGTGGTCGCCGTCGTCGGGCAGGTGGAGGGTGGGCGGCTCGTCTTCGCGGATGCCGCCGGGCAGGGTCTCGGGATCGACCTGGCCGAGGAGTTTGTCGATCTCGTCGTGCGGGATGGCGAGGGAGTCGAACAGCTCCATCTCGTTGGTGGCCAGGTCCTCGAGGATCGCGGCGAACTCGCGGGGGTCCCAGCCGCCTTCGCCGGGGAGGCGGTTGAGCTTGATGGCCAGGGCCTCGGCCTCGGCGTCGGACTTGGAGGACCAGCCGCGCAGGACGGGGACGAGCCATCCGCCGTCCTCGTCGAGGACGACTCCGCCCGGCAGGGGCATTCCGCGGCTCTGCATCTCTATCAGGGCCTCGCGGCGGCCGTGGCCGTGGAGGACGCATTGGGTCCGCTCGTCGGCGACGGGGACCTCGACCAGGCCGTGCATGCGGATCGCGTCGATGAGGAGTTCCAGCTCGTGCCGCTTGGGGTTTCGCGGCGCCGGCGTGAGGTTGGTGAGCGGCACGTAGGCGATGAAGCGCGGCGGCTTGGCGATCGTCTCGGTCACGGCTGGTGCGGTCCTCTCCCATGCGTCGGTACCGGCAGCGGGTGAGGACTGCGAGCCCGCGGACTCCTACCGCGGCGCCCCGCCTCGCAAGCGGGACATGCCGTCATGGCCGGTCCTCGCCCGCTGCCGGGCCGGTGCTGCCCTCGTTCCGGTTGGGGCGGCGCCGGGGCTCTACCGGCTCCTGGTGACGTCGCCGGAAGTGGTAGGGCCGCGGGGGAATGTAGGCAGACAGGCCTCTAACGTCGCGCTCTACACACGCGAGTCTCATTGCTGTACTGTTCGGTGTGGCTGGGAGAGCGACCCAGCTACCTGGGCCTAGGTGTAACAAAAATCGGCGGCTGTCGTACCTCCATGCGACGCCCTGAGACGCCCCGCCCGGGACAGCCCAAACCCCCTGGCTCTGGCGTCCAGGGAAGGAAGGAACACCGCATGGCGAACGACGCCGTCGAGGACAACAAGGCCGAGCAGTCTGCCGACCTGCCTCTCTCCGACGTCGGTCTGGTCGGCGCCCTCGCCCGACTGCTCGACGAGCAGATGGTGAAGAAGGTCATCAAGCCGCGCATCGACGCGCCGAAGGTCCCCCTCCTCAAGGCGTACAAGGGCGGGCAGTCCGAGCTTGTCGTCCAGATCGGGGGCGACGTCATCGGCCGGTACAAGGTGAACCTGGCGCAGCCTCGGATCGTCGTCGACGAGGACAACGAAGCGGCGCTCAACGAGTACGCCGACAAGCATGGCGGAACGAAGGTCGTCATCACCCGGGACGAGACCTGGGAGAAGTCCCTTCTCCAGTTCGCCGAGTACGACGAGGACTCCGGCCTGATCATCGACAGCAGGACCGGCGAAGTGGTCCCGGGCCTCAAGTACGAGCAGGGCGGGCAACCCACGGGGAGCCTCACGTGGACGTGGGAGCGGAAGGACGTCGGTAGGAAGCGGCTGATGCGCCATTACCAGGAGGGGGACCTGAACTACCTCCTGAAGGAGGCGCCGGAGCTGATGGCCGGACCCCGGCCCAACGCCGAGGACGACCAGCACTGACCGCCTCCGGGCCCGGCCCGCGGCGGCCGGGCCCTCCTCCCCGAGGGACACTCCCGATGACCACGCCCACTGACGTGCTCGATCCGGCACTTGCCAGTGACATTTCCGATCGCGCGTTCCGCCTGTTCTGCGCCATCACCACGCATCCCGCCGACGCCGACGACCCATGGGTCGCCATCCCGCCCATCGCCGAGAGGATGCGGTTGACGCCTCACCAGGTGCGCCTGCCGCTCGCTGAACTCCGCAAGGCCAACATGGTCGTGAGCCAGCGTCGATACGAGACAGGCAGCACCGGCCGCAAGACGTGGCACACCTACGTCCGCCTCGTCGACGACGCTCCCACCGAGGCCGCCGCATGAGCCGCCTGAGCCGCCGCGACGGCACCCGAGTCAACCAGCGGGTCTACACCGTCCCGATCGAGTCCGACACGGCCAACGACGACGAGGTCAGCTTCCGCGCTCTCGGCCTGCTGACTCACATGCTCAACAAGCCCCCGGACTGGCAGATGCGTTCCGAGCAACTGTCCAAGGGCAAGAAGCGTGAGGGTCGCGACGCCATCCGTAAGACCCTGCACGAGCTGGCCGCGGGCGGGTACTACCGGCTCGAACGCCGGCGGTTCCGAGACGGCAAGCACGCGATGGGCACCGCGATCAGCTTCTACGCCGTCGAGCAGTGGAAGAAGGACTACGTCACCTTCGGCGGAGAACTCGCCATTCCCGTCGTCGAGCAGGAAGACGGCTCGTTCCTCGTGCAGTACCCCGACGGCTCGATGGGCAGTGACGGCTTCGACCACGGCCGCGACGAGCCTCCCGCCGATGACGAGCCCGCGGAGCCCGGCGACGACGAGCCCGAGCGGCCTGCGGACGACGAGCCGGAACCGCCTGCCCCGCCCGCCAAGAAGACAACGCCCCGCAGGAAGACCCCGCCCGCGGCGAAGAAGGAACCCGCGGAGGAGCCGGCGACGCCAGCCAAGAACGCCACGGAGGAGAAGCAGACCGAGGCCGACCAGAAGGCGGCGGAGAAGGCCCTCCTCGACGCGGATGCCGGAGAGGTCGCCAAGTGGTGGTGGGCGGAGGCTGAGAAGCGGTTCGGGCCGTACGTCGGCGACAAGCGTGGATACCTCGCCATGCGCAAGCAGGTCCGCAACGCCTTGGAGAAGGGCTACACCAAGAACCAGTGCGGCAAGGCCCTCATCCGCGCGCAGAAGCACTGGCCCAGTGCCCAGCAGTGGCAGGAAGCCCTCGGCATCGTCACCAACCACATCCAGCCTCGGCAGACCAACGGGCGCATCCCGTACAACGACGCCTCGACGTGGGGGACCACGAACGACACGTCAGCGAGCATGCCCGGCGCCCCCTCCGCCCCACCACCCAGCACTCCCGCAGAGGACGACCCTGACGACGTCACCTTCGGCGTCATCGAACGACCGTAAGGAGCGTGACTCCGATGTCTCTCACCACGGATGCCCCGGTGGTCCCCGCCCCGGGCCGCGGCCTCAACGCCTTCGCTGACCTCAGCGCGCACATCATGAGCGTGCTGGAGAAGAACGGCGCGGACATGTCCCAGCTCGGCGTGCCGCCCCAACCGGAACCGGAAGACGGGCTGTGGGAGGACGTGGCGGTGCCGCAGGCCCGCGCGCGCCGGAATCTTTGGAGGAACAGCATGACGGACGCCGCGCATCACGAGTACCTGCACTTCCGGTTCGAGCACCTGGACCCGAACCAGAAGCCGAACACACTGCGGAACTGGCTCGGTTCCCTCGTAGAGGCGAAGAAGCGCAAGGCCCGTCCGGAGGTCCTGAACCTGATCGTGCCCGGCAACATCGGCAGCGGGAAGACGGCCGCGGTGTGCGCGCTCGGCAACGAGGCAGCGGACCAGGGACTGGTCGTACGGTTCGTGAAGCACGCCACCTACCTCACGTGGCGCCGCCCGGACTCCGCCCCGCACAACCTGACCGCCCACCAGGTGCGGGAGCGGTTCGTCACCTGCGATCTACTCATCCTCGATGAGCTGTGCGGCGAGATGGACATGACCGCCACCGAGTTCGCACGCAAGGAGACCGTCGACTTGATCGACTCCCGGCTCGCGGCGGGCCGGGCCACGGCGTTCTCGACGAACCTGCGCAGCCGGAGCCAGCCGGGCAGTCCCGGCCTGGGTGTGGTCGACATCCTCGGTGAGCGGCTGCTGTCGCGGCTCGAAGCCTCCGCCCACCTGGTGAAGATCACGGGCCCGGACCGGCGGAAGCCCCTAAAACCCCTCGACTGGTAGCCATCTCGAACTGCCCTGATCGAGAGCGGAACTGACGTGACGTGAGCAACGTCAGCGCGAGAGATCAAAAGACGCTATATCGTTTAGTCGACCCGGAAGGCCATGAGCATAAGCCGACCGGGAAGACCCGAACGAAGGGATGGTGTCTTGCCGAAGATGTCGTTTTTCCGCGGCAGCCGGGGCAACCAGCAGAAGCCGACAGAGTTGCTCAACGAGTCCGGGGTGCCACCGTTTACCCGCTGGGAGCGCTTCGGCGCCTGCTTGACCGCAGTGGGCGGGGCTGCCGTTGGAGGCCTCGGCTTCTACGCATCGTTCGACGCTGTGTCGACCGCCGCCGCTTCCTGGGGCTTCACGGAGCCGTGGGTCCTTCCTGCTGCCATTGACTCGGCCATCCCGGTGTTCACCGGCGCATACCTCTTCCTGATCCGTATGGGCATGCCGCTCTCCTGGGCGCGGATCGTCCCCTGGACTCTGAGCCTGATCACCTGCGCGCTGAACGTCGCGGCCGGCAGCTCCCTGTGGTCCAAAGTTGCGCACGGCTCCATGTCCCTGCTCTGGGTTGCCGTCTCCGAGATCGCCGCGCACATCTACGCCGTCCGGATCGGGGCGGCCACCGGGCGCCACCTCATGGACAAGGTCAGGTGGGCTCGCTGGGTCCTCTCGCCACTGCCTACCTTCCTGCTCTGGCGTCGCATGAAGCTGTGGGAGCTGACGTCGTACGACGATGCGCTTGACCTGGAGCAGGAGCGACTCGTCTACCAGGCGCTGCTCCGCGGCCGGTTCGGGCGGGCGTGGCGCAGGAAGGCTCCGGTCGAGTCGTTGCTGCCGCTACAGCTCGTCCGCCGCGGTGTCCCGCTCGCCGAGACGGCTGCCAGCGGTCTTCGCGCGGCGGGCATCGAGCCCACGGGCATCTTCGCTCGGCCGCCGGCGGCGCCGGTCGAGGAAGCAGCGGTGCTCCCGGCCGCTGCTCCGGCCACGACACCCGCTCCGGCCCCGGCTCCGACGGTTCCGGTGGCCGCCAACAAGCCGCGCGCGGTCAGGGCCTCGGTGCCCCGGCAGTCGCAGCCGCGGAACCAGCAGCAGTGGAGCATCCCGCAGTGGAGTACCGAGGATGAGCTGTACGAGATCATCAAGGATGTCCTCGACAACGGGCACCGGGAGGCCTTCAGCGGGCCGCTGACAGGCAAGGGGATCGGGCTAGTCCTCGGCAAACACGAGGGCGAGGGCCGTAAGGTCCGTAGCCGCCTCATTAAGACCTACGCCGCGACGAAGGGCATCAGCATCCCGGACAAGGCCTCTATGGGCGAGATCTTTGCGTTGTTCGGCCAGGCACTGACGCCAGTCAACCCGTAAGGCATCCTGCCTCTACCCGTACCGAAGCGGCGGGCTCCCCACCTGGGGTGCCCGCCGCCTGCATGATCGGACCCACCATGACACCGGAGATCCTGGCCCGGATCACCGCCGCCCGTGCTGCCCGCGACATTTCCGACCTGGCCCGTCAGGCGGTTGGCACCACAGCCGAGACCACGAGCGCCACGGAACGTATCGAGAAGGCGCGCCGCCTGCGCCAGTTGGTGAATGAGTACGTTGACCGGGTTGTCCTGGCCGAGGTGCTGGCCGGCGCCGAGTGGCCGGAGGTCGCCCAGGCGCTCAGCCGACGCGACCCGGGCACGGTGGAGGAGGAGTACGCCGACGCCATCACGGAGTGGAGTGCGCTCACGGAGGACGAGGCCAACGAGGCGGCCGCTGGCGTCGAGGCCCTGGACGACTGGTTCGCCCGGCACCGTGAGGATCACGACCCTGACCTCGAAAAACCCGTCGCTGATCTACTGAACAGGCATTGAGGCGGGCCTTCGTACGGGTAGACTAGTACAGCAATGAGACAGGCGAGAGCTTAGCGCTGTCGCTGACTCATCCTGCGCGGGAGAGCAACCCGCGGGCCCGAACGAAGGAACACGATGCCTGGTATCACCACGCCCCAGCGCGAGCGCAGATCACGTAGGCCGACCGGTCTCCCGAATCCGCCCATGATCGTGCTGTGCGGGCCCGAGAAGTGTGGCAAGAGCTACGAGGCCGCCCTCGGCACTGCATCCGACCTGGTCGGCATGACGTACTGGATCGAGATAGGCGGGTCCGAGGGCACGGCCGACTACTACGGCCGGATTCCCGGCGCCCGGTACGAGATCGTCGAGCATGAGGGCACCTACCAGGACATCCTCGACGCGGTTCGATGGGCCATCGCTCAGCCCCGGGTCAACGGCAAGCCCAACATGATCGTGGTGGACAACGGCACGAACATGTGGGACATGCTCAGCGACGAGCAGGCACTGTTCGCCCGGCAGCGAGCCGTGCGCAAGGCTCAGGACAACCGACGCCGCGCGCCGTCGCTGGACGACCCGGTCGTCGTCGACGCCGACCTGTGGAACCGGGCCAAGGACCGCTGGGGCGAGTTCCTGTGGCTGCTCCGTCGGCACTCCGGCCCCGTGGTGATCATCGCTCGTCAGGAGATCGTCACGGCGTTCGAGAACGACAAGCCCACCCGCAACATCACGCGGAAGATCAAGGCGGAAAAGAACCTTCCGGCCGCGGTCGACGCCATCGTGGAGCTGCACAGTATGGGTGAGGCGTACTTGACCGGCGTGCGCACTCTTCACTGGGACGTCAAGCCCGGTGAGACCCTCCCCTTCCCGGGCTTCTCTGTCGACACCCTGTTGCGTCGGCTCGGGTTCGAGGAGGCCGCATCCGTCCGGCAGGTCACGGAGGCCCGGCCCGACGCGTACCTGCAGGAGCAGGTCCAGCAGCGTGCTCAGCAGCGGCAGCCCGCCCAGCAGCAGGCACCGGCCCGGCAGCGAGGCGGGCACCCGTCGGGCCTGACGGGGGAGCGGGCCGTCGAGCTGGTCTACAAGGCCCTCACGGACGAGAACGACCCGGAGGCGTGTCTGCACGCCATCCGTGAGGAGTGGGGCATCCGCACCCTGCGGCAGGTCTCCACCCGGACGAAGCTATGGGGCGAGATGAACGCGGACGCCCTGATCACCAAGTCCCTTGAGCACATCAAGGAGCAGGCGGAGCAGCGCAGGAAGGCCGCCGATGGAGGGCAGTCGGCCGGGCCCGGTACCCCACCGCCCAGCCAGGGCGAGCAGGAGCAGGCGCGCGAGCACCGCGGGGCCCCAGCCCAGGAGCAGGCTCCCAGCGAGCCGGGTGCCGAGCAGGCGCCGCCGGAAGAGAACGACGCGCCCCCGCCGCCGGACCCCCAGGCCGAGGAGCCCCCGCCCGCCGAGACCCCGGAGGACACCAGCGCGGCTGAGGAGCCGCAGGACCTCCCGCCCCGTCCTGCGGCCAAGTCCGCCCCGTCCCGGAAGAAGGACCCCAACGACCCCAAGCAGGTCGCGCGGCGGGCACTGCTCGACGAAGCCGAGGTTCAGGCCCGGTTGAAATTCGTTACGGTGGGTGAACACCTGGGTCCGATCACCGAGGCCGGAGAACCCGGTCTTGGGCAGCTCCGGGACTACGTTCAGAAGCACCGCGCCGAGGTCGTCGATCTCCTGGAGGAGGCCGACGAATCCGCGCTCGCCGATCTCTACCGCAGGGCGCCGATGCCGGATCTCGGCATCGGGAAGAAGTTCGCCGACTACTTCAACCGCGCGCGCTCTGGGCAGTGAGGTGACGTGAGGTGACGCGCGCCCGGGACCGTTCGGGCGCGCCCACCGCTCTCCGTGGCCTCTCCCCGCGCTCGTCACCTCACCTCACCTCAAGGGGCGCGCCGCGCGCCTCCCTCTCTCCTGCAGGCGCGCCATGGACCGGTGGCCGGCGCGCCCGTGATCGCCGTCCGGAGCGCGCCCGCGCCGCGCGTCGCGCGCCCTCGACAGCGCGCCTTCCCGACCGTGGCGAGCCCCGGCCCGGCGCGCCACGGGGTGATCTTGGCGCGCCTCCAGCCGCGCGCATCGGCGCGCCCGTGCGGGCCAGGCGCGCCCCGATCTAGTGCGCGGCGCTCCGGCCTCACCGCGCCGCGCGCCGCGCCGATTCGAGGCGAGCGCGCGCCGCGCCCTGTTGCCGCGCGGCATCGCGCGCCGCCGGTGGCGCGCCCCCATTTCGGGAGGGGCGCGCCCTGTGACCTGCTGATTCGCTGATGGCGCGTCCCCTTCTCGGGTGGGCGCGCGCCGCCCGCGCGGGTGATCGAGGACGGTTGGCGCGGGGCGCGGGTATGGCTGGGGGAGGCCTTCGAGCGCGCCCTCGACCTTGGAAAGCGGCGCCCCCCCCGCGCGGTCAGGTTCGCGCGCGAGGGTGCGCGCTGGTTCCCTCGAGCGCGCGGGCTGGGCGCGCCTACGCGCGAGTTCGGGGCGCGCCTGGAGACGACGAAGGGCGCCGTGGCGCGCCCTCTTCAGTGTTCCGGCCTGTTGCCGCGCGCCCCTACCGCGCGCCCTTCGACGTGGCTCGGCGGACCGCGCGCGCGTCCCGGCGCTCTTCCCGCTTCCCCTCCCGCAGTTCCGCGCGCACCTGGTGCAGGAGACTCGACAACTCCTCTGGGTGCTTGTCGCCGAGGAGGCGAAGCGCACGCAGCCGTACGTTCGGCTCGGCCGGCATCCGGCCTTGGCGCGCCTCGGCGTACTGGATGGCGTACCGCAGGAAGCGCTGCTCTGCGGCGACACGGTCACGGAAGTCACGGACACGGGCATCGCGCGCCTTACGGCTCTCGCCGGGCGCGGCCGCCGGCAGGAAGCGGCCCGGTTCCTCCGTCATCAAGCGGCAGACCGCGTCCGCCCTGGCCGCTACCCTCGGTGACCGGAAGGCGAGGGCCTGGACCCGCCGAGGCACCGGTCCCGTGACCGGCTCGTCGAGGACGAACGCCGTCCAGCGCCGGGTGAACGTCTCGTCGTCGAGCGCCGCTAGGTGCTTGGCCTCCTCGTGCGCCAGGTCCTCGACGACGTCCTGGTACGGGCGCATGGCCGCCTGCAGGCCGGCCCGGAACGGAGCGATGCGGGCCGCCTGCTGCTTCCTGCTCTCGCCCTCCTTAAGGGGCAGGAAGCTGCGGGCCCGCTTGACGGCCAGCTCCAGCGCATCAAGGGTCCGCGGCGCCATCTGCGGCGCGGCCAACGCGGCGGCCTGGACGCCGTGCGGGGCGTCCCGCTTGTCGGGGGTGCCCGTGACGTGGCGGGCGACCGCGTTCATGAACTCGTCGGGGCTCATGCCCGACAGGCGCTTGATCGCCGCCTCGATCTCCTGCGCTTCGGCCATGCGGTTGGTTCCTCCGGTTCGGGTCGGGCCCGCTGCTCTCGGGCCGAAAGTGCGCGTTGTGCCGCTGGGGCAGCAAGAGGTGGCCGTACCGAGCCGTGCGACAGCGTGTGCCGGATCATCACAGGAGCAACCGCTCCCCGGCCCCGAGTGCTCTGCACGCACCCGGTGGTCTCGATGCACTTGTCAGGCGCGCCCTGGGGAAGGAACACCGCGGTGTCTCTGAACCCAACGCCTGACGGCAGTCTCAACGCATTGTCGCGGCAGCGATACAGCCACCTCGAGTGCTGATGGTACCCGCCAGCCGGGGGCCGGACGGGCGCCGTCGGTCTTATTCGGCCTGCTGAGGCGTCTTCTTGGTCGTCAAGGCCTCGATCATCGGCGCGAGCTTGCTGGGCTTCCACAGAAGGTCGTAGCTGGTCTGAGCGGCCGCGAGGACGCCGAGGAGGGTGGCGGCCGTCAGCTTTCCGTGCTGGAACTGGTCCAGGCCCCCGTCGGCGGCGACGGCCGCCACACCGGCGATCAGCGCCGCCACGACCGCCACGATCTTCTTCCACTTCGCCGGCCAGGCCGGGCGCTGCACCACCGCGGTGAGAAGCGGGAGCACAGCGCCCACCTCGGCGCCGGTCGTCAGGGACTGCAGAGTGCTCATGGGTCCTGCCCTTCATGCTGGGTTGCGTGTCGGGCGGACTCTGCGCGGCGCCAGCGGCTTGCGTCGCGTGCTCGCTCAGGTAGTGGGCCCGTCGACCAGGTCCTCGGCGAGTTCACGCGGCGGCGTAGGTGCGGGGCGGTCGTACAACTTGGCGACCAGGGCGCGGAGCTGGTGGATGTATTCGACCGCTGCGGCCTTCCAGCGTCGCCACTGCCGCTGTTCCTCCTCAAGGCGCTCGACGCGGTTCTCCAAGGTGGTCACCCGCTCGAGGGTCTTGGCGTTCGTCTCGCGCTGCTGCTCCAGCAGTTTGGTGAAGCCCTCGGTCACGGTCTGGACGGACGCCACGAACGTGTTGGCCTCCTGCGCCTGCGCGTCGGCGTCGGTCTTTCGCTTGTTCCCCCGGTACACCAGCCACGCCCCGCCCAGCACGCCGGTCATGCCGAAGAGGGGGGAGAGGACAGGCGCCAGAGAGGTGAGCCACTCCACGGGGCGCCTCCTCGGTCATCAGTCGTCAGATGGGGTGCGCGGGAGCCGGGGCCCGAAGGCCCGCGGCTCCCCGTAGCCGGCACGCTGCAACACGACCGGGCCTAACGTCGCCGCCTACACGACCTCGGCGGGCGCGGCGGGGGCGACGCCGGAGACGGCGTTCCATCCCGCGCGGATCGCGGCCAGGAGCTGCTCGTCGGTGATCGCAGCGGCCATGGCCACGGGATCCGTCGTGTTGGCGGCCGCGGCCGCGGCGAGCAGGTCCGGGTAGACGACCAAGCCCACCATCATGGACGCGGCCTGCTCCTCCGTTGGGCTCAACACGGTCTTCGCCAGGTTCCAGCGCAGCGGATACCCCGGGGTCTCGTTGGACTCGGCGAAAACCTCCTGTGCGACGACCGCGATGGCCATGCGGACGCGTGGCAGTAATGACGCTTCGCGGGCCAGCGCGTCCATCGTGGCCAGGGTCAGCGGTAGGGCGGGCATGGGACTGCCTCCTCACTTGGTGTAGGTGACGCGGAGCTGCGGGGGGTTGGTCTGGCCGTAGCCACGAGCGCGGCCGTAGTACGTCGACGACGTCGAGTTCGGGTCCAGGGCGATACCGCGCCACTTCGTGCTGTCGAAGACGGCCGTGATGTCGACCCACTTGCCCTCATTGCGGGCCCAGGAGATCGTCTGCGACTCGGGGTCTGAGGAGAACGTGGACGGCCTGGACGTGAAGGAGTGCGCCTTGATCACGGCCTTGCCGCCGCTGTTGCTGTACCAGTGATCGAAGTACAGATAGACCTCGGCCTTGACGATCGTCGCGCCGGACAGGTCGCTGCCGAGCGCCGCCGGGAACCCGATGAGCGAGGCCTGCACGCCGTTGGTGGAGCTGTAGTAGCCCTGCATGCAGGAGTTCCCGTAGTAGCTGTTATAGGAGCCCCTGTTCGCGTACGACCCGGACCAGGCACAGGCGTACGTCTTCGTGTACTTCTTGGGCGGCTGCGCGACGGTGCCACCGCCGTCGTTATAGCCGCCGGTCGTCGGGATGTACGGGCCGGTGTCCTCGATGTAGAAGAACCCCGGGTTGTCGGAGCCCCCGTAGAAGGTGCAGGTCTGACCGGACGGGCCGAGGGCGTTGTTGAAGGTCAGCAGGAAGCGGTGCGTCCCGGCGCCGAGTGACTTGCCGGCGACGTTGTACTCGAGCCGTGCGGTGAAGGAGTTCCCGAGAGCCATCGGCCAGACGGAGACGTACCGCTGGGTGCTGGTGATCGTGGGTGCGCCGGTTCCTCCGTCGCGGACACGTAGCTGCAGTTCGCCGCCGGAGGCCGACGGGTTGGCGCGCGCGGCTGCGACGATCCGGTACATGCGGGTGGCGTCGATGTCGGCCGCCAACTCGACGAACCCCATCTCCGTGCCGCTCGCGGTACGCGTGCTGGTCTGGAAGTTGATTGCCTGGATGCCGCGGGGTGACTGATCGAGGTACCCAGTCCAGTCCGCGCCGCCCACAGTGAGCGTGTCGGCGACGGCCATGCTCTGGAAGTACGCGCCGCCGTTCTGGTCGATCGTCGCGACGGGCAGTCCGTCCGAGCTGAGCGTGAGGTAGTTGGGGCGGCCGGTCAGGAGGGAGACCGCTTCCTCCCCGTTGTCGTCAAAGAGCTGCAGGCCTCGAGGGCTGATCTCGGAGCGTGCCCCGGCGAGACCGGACGCGAGGACGATGCGGGCGGAGGCGTTGTCGTACTGAACGGTGCCGACGCTGGAGTTGACGGTGGAGCAGGCGATGCGGAGCTGCGTTGTGCCGGCGGGGGCCGCCTCGTCGGGCACGCCGCTCAGGGTGGTCCATGCGCCCTTCACCGCCGCGTTGTCGCCGGTGGTCATGGTGCTGTACCCGAGGACGTTTCCGGCGGCGTCCAGCCACTGCCCGTACAGGCTGATCCGGAGCCCGTTCCAGTCGGTGGAGGCGTAGTAGTCCATGGATAGCCACAGCTTCTGACCAGGCATCCCCGGCACCGTGGCCAGAGTCATGGAGCGCGTGATCGCGGTGCCGTTGGCGGCGTTGACCTGCAGGGCCTGCGGGGTGTTGTTGCCGGGGCTGACGATGGACCAGTACGTACTCGTGGAGGCGCGACCAGTGGAGACGGCGCCCTCGAACGAGGGGTCGGCGATGAGGTTGCCGTCGGTGCCGAGGGACAGCCGGTCGGCGGTGATCGCTCCGGCCTTGATGTGGGTGGCGTCGATGGAGCCCGCCGCGATGGCCGTAGCCGTCACACTGTTCACGGCCATCTTGTCCGCCGTGATGGACAGCGCCGCCAGCTTGTCCGTGGTGATCGCCAGTGAAGCGATCTTCTCGGCGGTGACCGCTAGGGCGACGAGCTTGTCCGTGGTGATCGAACCCGCGAGGATCTTCGGCGCGGTGATCGCGCCATCCGCGATCTGCACGCCGGGCAGGACAGGGCGCACCGCGGCGTTGTCCCACCACACCGCGCCAGCCGTGCCCAAGCCGGACTCCACACGGACCCTGGCCAGCACGGCATTAGTTGGGGCGGTGCCGGTCGTCGACAGCCTCGCCCACGCCCCGCGAACGGGGGTTGTGGTGGTGGCCTTGCTGTAGCTGAGGATCGTGCCATCCGCCTTTTCCCAGCGGATCTGCATGTTGATCTCGCTGCCCGCCCAGTCCGTCGACGGGTAGTAGTCGGTGGCGATGTAGATCTGGTCTCCGACCGTGACCGGGAGCAGCGTGAGTTCCGCAGCGCGGTACGCGGCGGTCGCCGAGGTGGCATCCGTCTTGAGGGATGCCGGGGAGCCGTTGCCGAATGTCTTGTCCTGGGAGAGGTAGGTCTGTTTCGCTGCGACAGCCGCGCCGCCGGCACCCTCGAAGGACGGGTCGGGCAGCACGTTGGGGCTGCCGACGATCGTGAGCTTGTCCGCGGTGATGGCGCCCGCAGCCACGGCTTGGGCAGTGACCGAGCCGGCCGACAGCTCCGATGCTGTGACGGAGTTCGCCTGCAGCTCTCGTGCGCTGATCGCGTCTGCGGCGACCTTGCCCGCGGTCACGGCGTCCGCGGCGAGCGCCGCGGTGTTCACGGCACCGGCCGTGATGTTGATGGAGTCGACGATGCCGGTCTTGAGGGCCTCGAGCGTCACGCAATCGACCTGCATGACGCTGGCCGACGCTGCCCCGATCCCGTTGTAGTTGAGCCACACGTACGGCGCGATGAAGCGGACGTCGTTGTGCACGACGCCAGGACTGCGTGGGTCGTTGTTCGGTCCGGTCGAGCCCGTCGCGGCGCGGTCCTTGACGAAGCCGACGACCGTCACCCAGCCGTCGGCGGTCGTGATGGTCCGGCCGGACGCAGCGATGTAGTAGTGCGAGTTCGGGCTGCCGACGGTGCCGTTGCGGTTGACGAGCGTGCTGCCGTCCGCGCCGATGCCTGCGACGCCGACATAGAACGTCTCGCTGCCCCCGGCGGGGCCGGTGAGGCGGACTCGTGCGCTGAGCCGGTACAGCACCCCGGGTTCGTACGGGATGGTCGTGGTGCCCTGCAGGCGGTTGTAGCCGGCGGCCTGGCCCACGTGCTGGCTAGTGGGGGCGTCCGTGATGCCGGAGCGGTATTCCCAGACGGCCCCGGTGCCCTTCTCTGTGACGGTCCACGCAGCGGGATCGTTCATTGTGTCGACGTAGCGCTGCGCCGCGCTGTCGCTGAGTGCGCCGCCAAGGGCGTTGATCGTGACGGCCCCACTGGCGATCTTCCCGAGGGTGACCGCGGCTTTGGCGAGCTTGTCCTCGAGGACCGCGCCATCGGCGAGCGCGGTGGACCCGACCGCCCCCAGGGCGATCTTCGCCTGGGTCACTGCGCTTTGGGCCAGCTTGGTCTCGGTGACGATGCCGTCGATGAGGTCCTGGCCCACGGCCTGGCGGGGCTTGCCCTCGACTGCGCTGGACGGCGGACCGGTGACCGCTGCGGTGTTCGCTGCGACCAGGCGCACCCACACGCTGGTATAGCCCTCGGTGCCGACCGTGACGGTGCCGCCCAGGGGCGCCGTGATGGTGCCGACCTGAGTGATGACGGAGGGCTCGAACGTCTCGGTGGTGCCGAGGTGGACCTGGACGAGCCCGAAGTCAGAGGGGGCCTCGGTGGCGTCTGTCCAGGCGCCGTCCCACCCGACGGTCAGGCCGGCCAGCTTGGACTCGACGACCGGCGGGGTCGGGGTCGGGGGCGGGGTGGTGTTGACGGGGACCAGGGCGACGCCGCCGTCGGGCTGCACGCCGACGGATCCCTTGAGGGTGCCCTCCTCGTCGTAGATGTCGAGGGAGCCGCCCTCGATGCTCGCACTGTTGAGCTGATTGGACCGCTCGAGGTTGGCGATCCGGTCCTCGAGCTGCTTGAAGTAGGCGGCGAACTCCTTCCGCCTCTCCCGCTCGTCCAGGTTGAAGGACGACACCCGTCCTCCCCTCCGTCTCTCCGCGGCCGCCGGGATCTCCGGGGCAGGGCGGGAGAGTGGAAGGGAGGAGGGGTTAGTGTCGCGGCCTGGTCAGCCGTAGAAGTCGCTGCGGGTCAGTGAGAGGACCGCAGTGCCGGCGGCCGGGTCGATTTCCTCGGAGACGACGCGGTGCCAGATGGCGAGCTCGCCCACCCACGGGATATCGACCTGGACGAGGATGCGGTCCCCGAGCGCCCAGGAACCCAACGGCGCGTTGGGGTGGTGGCGAATCGCGATGGACGGAATCGTGACCTGTTCCGAGTGCTTGGCCCGCTCCTTCTTGCCGTACGCGGTCAGCGTCTTGGCGTTCGCGGTGCTCTTGTGCGCGATGATCTTTGCCCGGCGTAGCCGCTTGTCGTCGACGACGACGCGGACCCGGGCTGTCTTCTGCCCGCTGCCCTTGCCCAGGACGTAGACATTGTTCGCGAAGTGGTCGCCCTGATAGTTCGGGGTCGCGATCTCGATGATGTTCTCGCCCTGGGCGAATCGCAGATCGTGGCGGGCCTTGCCGAGGCGTCGGGTGCCCAGGTCGATGTGGTGGAGGATCTTCTCCTTCGTGCCGTCCCAGTAGTGCCGCTCGAGGAAATCGCCCTTCGCCAGGTTCATCACGTCGGTGATGGTCTGGCCGCAGTCGGGGCTGTCCCACCAGAGCAGTTCCCAAGGGTCCTCACCATTGGAGGAGCCGAGCTTGTACCCGGAATCGTGCTTGTCGAGGGTGACGCCCAACTTGCCCATCTTGTAGTCCTGCAGGTGGGCCCAGACGGACCGGACGACGTCGTACGCGTCCCACCGGCCGCTGATCTTGTCCTTCGGCTTCTTCGGCATCTTCCGCTTGGGGTGGGTGCCGTCGATGTATCCGTCGTGGTTCTTGTCTTTTCCGTCGTACGCCCACTTTTGTGCGATCTTGGCGCCGGAGCGGATCACCTGCCCGAAGTACGGCATGCCGGCCGGGTAGGCGGTGTAGCCAGCACACGTCACCTTCATCGCCTGGCCCTCGAATGCGAGGTTCGTGATCAGCCCACCCCACCGGATCCGGCCCTCGAACTCGGCGAACAGAGCGGTGGACCACTCGGCGAGCACGGGCAGGCCGTCGGGCTTGGCCATCAGCCGCAGGTACTCCGGTGAAATCTTCCCCGTCATCTGGCCGGGCCCGTTCAGCTCCCGCCGGGGCGGGGAGTCGGCGACGAACGGGACGTCCCAGTCGAGGAAGTCGCCCGACACCGCACGCATCGCGATGTACCGCCACCCGCTCATCAGGCCCTCACCGGCTCCTGCGAGTAGGTCACCTCGAGCGACAGCACCGTGTAGGCGTCCGCGCGCAGTACACCGGTGAAGCCCGCCGCGCCGGTGCCCTCGATGTCGATGTCGCGCATCTGCCCCCGGTCGGCGGGGTCCAGCAGGAACTTGCCCCCGGCCTGGACGGCGAGCCGGCCCGCCTGGACGGCCCCGAACGGCATGCCCACCCCATGCTGCGTGTCACCGAACGACACACGGAGCTGCCCGCGGGCCTCCGTCGTGTCCGGGTGGAGCAGGCCCGTGATGGACACGTGCACCGACACGTGCGTTGCCCACTCCGGCACCTTCTCGGTCCACGTGGCGCCGAGCGGGAACATCTCCCACGCGTCCGTGATGGGACCAACGTCGTCCGGGGTGGACCAGGCGCCGGGCAGGTAGCGGCGGGAGGTCTGCGACCGCGGCCGCGCCATCTGCCGCAGGTCGGTGACCATAGCCGCAGTGATGTTGGTCGTCCCCGCTGGTACGTCGACCCGGGCCAGGGTGACCGCGGTGGAGTCGGGGTCGATGTCGAGGATGCTTGTGGTGCCCGGCGGCACATCGGAGATGACCCGGGTGAACACGTACGGACCGGCCTGTGGGTCCACGGGTGCCGGCCACGTCTCACCGCCGTAGGGGTCCTCCACCCTGGCGATGATCAGGTCCGTGCGGCCGCCGTCCACTGCGGTCGGCTCGATGTCAACCTGTTCCGACGTAGGCATCCGCGCTGCGTAGCTCTGGTTCCCGCCGCCCGCGGCCATACGACGCTTCGCGACCATGGCGCCCGGAGCGACCTGGACCGCGCCGGCCGGGGCGTCCAGCGCGGTCACCAGAAGGTCAGCGGGGCTGATGACGCCCTCCCCGCCACACGCGGCGGCCTCCACGATCAGGCGCAGCGTCTCCTCGGACGCCGCGGTGTTCTCCACGAACCAGGGGATCCCGTCCCACGTCATGGCTGCTCTCCTTCTCCGTACGGGAGGGGAGAGAGTGAGCGGCCGCGGGGTCTACTGTCGCCCGCTCACCACCAGGAGTAGGCATCGCGCCAGGCCATCCGAATCCGCGGTCCCTCGAAAACCCGGCTGGAGGTCTTCGAGAAGGACAGCGACGCCGTCCAGTTCCCGGGCGGGATGAACATCTGCGACAGCCGCGGACTCGACCTCGTGAGCTTGTCCGCCACGGACTTCGACGTCGACTTCTGGTAGAGCGTGGCCGTGCGCACCCACGGCCGGGCGTCGATGGTGACGTGGTCGCCGGCCGCGATCGTCATGGAGAGCTGCACGGCCCACAGCTCCGGCCCCACTGTCACCTTGGGATTCGTGCAGGGGCCGTAAATCTCCAGGTACGGATACGTGTTCTCCGTTCCGCGCTGGCTGAACGTAGCGGTCTTCTTCGACTTGAACAGCCAGTCGCCGCCGCTGATGACCCGGCCGGGCCGCCCCGGCAGCCCGATCCACTGGTGGTCGTACAGCTCGATCGACTTCTCCGTCTGCTCGTAGAACCGATCGTCGACGGCCACGAACTCGCAGACGACGGGCGTGTACCCCTGGCGGGAAAACCGGGAATGAGACACGGCGAACTTGCGCGGCCGCCCGTAGAGCTGCCGGGTACGGCCCGCGGTGCCGTGCACTAGCCAGGCGACCCGGCCAGCCTTCCCGCGGATGGAGTCGGCCCGCCAGACCTGCCGCAGCATGTTCAGGCCATCGAGACCCCACTGGTAGGGCCCCTGGTCCCGCTTGTTGTAAGCCGCAGCCACAGCGTCTATCGGGCTCCAATCGCCAACCCGGGGACCGTTAGCCCAGGGACGCACCCAGTGCAGGTCAATGGGGCCGTTGTTGCCGTCGACGCCCATCTCGAAGGTCACCGTGGCGTTGCGCTGGTAGTCCCGGCCCATCCGGACGCCGTCCTCGCCGGGCAGCGCGGCGTCGGCCAGGTCCATGTCGCCGAACGACACGTCCGGCTCGCTCAGGCAGTAGATGCCGGAGTCCTCGCGGCCAAACGTCAGGGAGGCGCCCGGGTAGTTGTCGTAGGACGAGTAGCCGAGCAGCCAGTCTCCGTCACGCATAGCTGCCTCCGAGTCGGATCCGGCGCAGCTCGAACATGGCGTCCTCCAATGCGGTGCCGGTGCTGTCGACGGCACCGATGTTCAGGTTGAGGTCACCGCCGACGAGGGAGCCGGCCGCCTGGGCGGCTGCCGCTCGCTGTCGGACGGTGGTGGCGCGCGTGCGTACGCCGCCCTGGGCGTACTGGCGCAGTGCGCCGTTGGCGAAGTAGATGACCCGGCCGCCGAACATTTCCGCGACCTGCTCGAGGATTGCCTCGCTGCGCTTGCGCTTGCCGGGGGCCAGGGGGATGTAGGCCTCGCCGCCGGTCTCCGGCTCCGACCACAGCCGCCACTCGCCGGGCTTGCCGATCTGTGCGATGTGGTTCTCGGCGCCGGCCGCGAAGGCGCGCAGGCGGTTCGCTGCGCGCCGGATGCCGCCGTTGGCGTACGTCACGATGCCGCCGTCTGCGTGCGTGCGGACCACGGAGGGCTTGCCTGACTCGCTGTACTGGACGGTGACGTGCACGGTCCGACCGGTCAGGCCGTTGATCGCGGACTGGATCCGCTGAACCTGGGCGAGCGGTGTGGCATTCGGTGCGGTGATCCGGACCTTCTTGCCGCCCTTGCCGTCCACGTTCTGGATCTTGTAGCCGAGATCCTTGAGCGCCTTCTGGGCGACCGCGGTGGGCGTCTTGACCTCGATGGACTTGCCCTTGGGCAGGCCCGCGACCTTCTGCTGCACGCTCTTGAGGTCGCCGGCGGCCTGCTTGATGATCGCCTGGACAGTGACCTTCTTCTTGTCCGGGGCGTTGGCGATGTCCTGGGCCAGGGCAGCGATGCTGACGCGCGCACCCGACGTCGGGGCGGTCACGGTCACCTTCTTGCTGCCGGGAATGCGCTGCACTGTGAAGCCCAGGGCCTCGAGCTGCTCGCGGGCCTTGGTGGTGGGCGCGTCGATCTGGATCGACTTGCCGGGCTTGATGCCCTCCAGTTGGCCGCGCAGGGCGAGGAGCTCGGCGGTGGCCTCGGGGATGCCCTTGGCAGTGACCAGGGTGGTGATGGTGTCGGGCACGAATCCCATCTGGTCGACCAGCGCCTTCGCCTGGTCCTTCGGGATGCCCATGTCCCGGGCGAGCTCGAGGGCCTTCTTCCGGGCCTTCTCCATGGCGGCCTGGCCCTGGTCCATCGCCTTGGACATGGGGATCAGGCCCTGTTCCCCGGCCTCCTGCGCCTTGGTGGCGACGGAAAGCATGTTGTCGCGCAGCTCTGTGAGCTGGCTGTTCAGGGTCTGGCCGTTCTTCGTCGAGGTGTCGACCAGCTTGTCATTGCCGACGAGTGCCTTACCCCAGCCGTCCGCGTGGTCGATGTTCGACTTCATCGTGTCGTCGATCTGGAGCATCACGGAGTTGAGCTGCGCCTCGGCGTCGTGGAACGACTGGGTGTTGCCGTTGAGGGCGTCCAGCGCCCGCTTGAGGGCGTCGGTCCGCTCGTCCGCTGACTTGGTCTTGTCGGAGAAGCCTTGGACGGCCGTCTGCAGCCGGTCGTATGCCGTTGTGCCGGTGGTGGTGCTGCCGTTCGTCGCGTCGGCGAGTTCCTTCTGCCTCTTCTTCGTCTCCTGAAGGGTGCCGTTCATCTTGCCGAGTTCGTCGGCAGCGGCCTTGTACTTCTTGCCCTGCTCGCTGTAGTCGAGGACGTAGGTGTCACGGCCGTGCTCGACGTACTTCTTGGTGTCCTCAGCCAGGCCATTCAGCTTCTTCTGCAGATCGGTGATGGAGCCGCCCTGCTCCAGGTAGGCGTTCGTGACGTCCTGGAGGCTCACGTCGGCGTCGCGCAGGACGTCGACGAGCTTGCCCTTGCCGTCGGCGAGCTTGACGTCCTGCAGGTAGGTCGCTGCCTGTGCCCGAACGTTGGCGTCGACGACGCCGTTGGACTGGGCCAGGGCCTGGGCCAGGTTCTGCACCTGCTCCTCGTGCGCCTGGGCGGCGCGGGCCGCGGCTTCCTGCTTGGAAGCGAGCCAGCCGAGACCGATCGTCGCGGCGGCGATGGCGATACCGAGGGGGCCGCCCAGCGCGCCGGTGATGCCGCCGATCGCCCGTACTGCGACCCTGTTGGCGGCGCCGATACCGCGCAGGGTGCCGGTCAGGCGGTTGCCCTGCTGGGACACCCGGCTGTAGACGCCGGTCATACGGCCCCACAGGCTCAGGCTCGTGCCGCCTGCGGTGGCCGTGCCGCGCAGCGTGTTGTTCAGGGTGGTGATGTTGGTGCCTGCGGCCACGACCGACGTACCGAAGCCGCGCAGCATGGTGGAGATGCTGCTGAGGACCTTGAGCGACAGCATCGTGCCCAGGAGGATCGCCGCCACGGTGTTCAGCGCGGGGAACGCGCTCGTCACCGCATTGACGGCGTGCAGGAGGCCGTTGAAGGCCACGAGCAGCACCCCGAGACCGCTGCCGGCCGCCGACAGGTTCCCGATGGCCTCCGCGATGTTCGAGATGACGGAGATGAGCGCGGGTCCGACGCTCTGCCCGAGGGAGTTGAAGAACGTCCCCAGCGCGGGCATCAACTGGAGGCGGATCTGCCGGACCAGGTCGACGATGCCGCCGTCCTTCATGGACCTGCCGAGGCCGCGCATCATGTCGCCGAACAACATGTTGACCTCGTGGAAGGCGGGCGCAGAGTCGGAGAAAAACTGCTTCATCGCCTTCTGGCCGGCGCCCGACTGGGCATAGCGCTCGAAGCGCTTCATGCTGCCCTCGAGGCCGTCGAGCATGGACTGGCCAGTGTCCATGGCAGCCTTGCCGACGCCACCGAGTCCCTTGATCAGGCTTCCGGTGGCGCGCCCGAGCTGTCCGGCGGCATCTCCGGCGTGGTCCAGGAACTTCGCGAGGCTTCCGGTTTCCCGCCCGGCCTGGACCTGCGCCCGGACCCACTGGGTCATGCGCTCGCCGCCGCGGCTGACCCGCTCGACGAACGGGCCGGAGGCGACCAGGAAGTCGAGTGTTGCGTGGCCCAGGTTGGCCAGGCCATTGGTCAGGTTGCCGATGACACGGGAGTTCGTGCCCGCGATCGTCTTGAAGTCCTTGCGAAAGACGCCGGACTTCATGAACTGGGCGCCGCGGTCGGCGAGCTTCCCCATCTGGGAGGCCGTGTCACCGAGGGAACTCTTCAGCAGGGGAAGCGTGGCCTCCGCCAACGGCTTGATGTCGCCGTCGATGCGGGAGAAGAACCGTTCACTGACGGACTTCTTGACCTTGTCCCATGCGCCTGACAGTGACGCGATGTCCTTGACGGACTTCCGCGCCGAGCCGGACAGCTTGCTCACCGCCTGATCGAGCTTCTGCTGCTCGGCCTTGGTGACCTTGGTGCCGGCGGCCTGCTGTTGCTGGACCTTGAGCGTTTCCTTGAGGGCGTCGCCGAACCCGGAGAACGCGACCTTCGTGCCGATCGCGGCGGTGCCCGCTGCGGCGATCAGTCCGGGTATCGCGCCGAGGACGCCCACTGCGGGCGCGGCCGCGGAGACGAGCGCGGTCAGGCCCGCGCCGTACTGGCCGATCAGGGCGACCGCCGGTTCAAGGAGGGTGAGGAGTCCTCCGATCAGCGCCGCGCGTCCGCCGGGCATCTTCGCCCGTACCGGGACGTCGACCGGCCTGCGGTTGGCTTCGTCCTGGGCGCCTCCGATGAGGCCGCGCAGTCCGCCGAGGAGACCGCCTCGGCGGGAGTCGTCGCCGTCACCATCCGGCCGTACGGGCAGATGGAGGTCGGCCTCGTCGAGGCGGCGCCGGATCCCGTCCAGCTCGGACCGGAACCGCTCCTCGTCGACCTTGACCTTGACCTTGGCGGTGATGCCCTTGGAGGCCTCCTCGACAGCCTTCTTGAGCTGCTTACGGAGCCCCTTGGCGTTGACCTCGACCTTGATCTTTGCGGCCAGGCCCTCGGCGGCCGCCTCGACCTCGCTGCGCAGCTTCGCCGCGAACCCGGATAGGTCGGCGACGACCGGCACATCGAGGCGGCCGGCCTGCAGGCCCTCAGACACCGCGGACCATTCCTCTCTGCATGGCGGCCATGAGCATCTGGCGGTGGCCGGTCATGCGGGGTGCCGGTGGCTCCGGAGCGGGCTGCGGCGGCTGAGGCCTGGTGGGGCTGGAGCTGCTGCGCGGCGCGGTGCCGGGGCGCGGCGGGCGAACGATGGTGGTCGGCTCCTCGCGCCGCCGTTCAGCGGCAAGGAGCCCGATCTCCTCGACGATCAGCGCCAGTAGCTCGAGGTGTCGGTTCCAGCCCCCGAGGGGGGTAGAGCGGACCTGGGAGTCGTCTGGCAGGCCGTCGACGAGGGAGATCAGCCGTCGGAGTCCGAGGAATCCGGGTTGTCCGGGGCGGAGCCAGACGCGTCGGGCGTCGATTCGGTGGTACCGGGAGAGGTCGGACTCGACGTCTCCGAATCGCTCTCGGAGGAGTCGGCCGACCGAAAGAGCTTTCCCAGCTCAACCCCGTAGACCTTGGTCAGGCCGGTCGTGAGGCGGACGTAGTCGCCGATGAACGGGCGGCGCTTGAGGAACTCCTCGTGCTGGTCGCCCAAAAGGATCGCGTACGTCTTGCGGATCGCCTCGAGGAACTTGCGCGGCAGGGACGGGCGGCGGAACAGGGCGTTGACGACTTCCTTGACGCCGGCGTCGCCGTCGGACGACTCGAGGACCTCGCCCAGGAGGCCGACCAGGTCCAGCTCGTCGGACAGGATCGGGTCGAGGGCTTCCGCCGGCAGCTCCGCCGGAAACAGGAACATCTCTCCGCCGAACTTCACGGGGATGCCGTCGGGGTACTGGACCTCGCGGCGCTCGGCGTCCAGGTCGATGACGAACGACATGTGGGTGACCTCTTCTTGAGTGCGTAGCTGGGTTGCCGGGTGCGGCAGCGCGCGGACAGTGGCAAGCCGGTGGGGCTTGTGTCGCGCGCTGCCGCGAGAGGTCACGCCGCGGGCGCAAACGCCGGGTCGTCGGTGAGGACGTACCAGGCATCGAGGTCGTCGCCGCCCTGGACCGCGAGCCTGAGCGGCAAAACGGCCTCCTTCGTCTTCGCCAGGTCCTTGGAGACGCCTTCCATCTGCATGCAGCGGGGAATGACGTACCGGTAGTGCTTGCCGCCGTCGATGACCTCGATGACGGCCATCACTTCGGTGCGGGAGCCGATCCGCGGCGGGGTGAACTTGTAGTGCGTGGCCGCCGGGGGTCCGGCGACGCTGATGGTCGAGATCGTGCCGCCGCCGTACACGGCCTGGAAGTTGGCCCCGGACCACTGCTGCAGGTCGACCTCGATGGTCGCGGCGTCACTGGTCTGGAAGGTGCGGGTCGGGTACGAGGACTGGGCGGACTTGACCTGCTCGAAGTTCGGTTCGGAGTTGAACTTGAGCGAGTCCTCGGTGGTTAGGCCGACGCTTCGCAGCGCGGTGGGCATCGCCACGGTCGCGTCGGCGGGCGCGGCCGTACCGACGGGGGCCAGATAGACCCGGGTGATCGACGGGATGACGATCTGGTTGTTGTTGGTGGTCTCGCCTGCCATGACGGGGTTCTCCAAGGTGTCCGGTGCTAGGGCGCGGACACCTTGGAGAGCTGGGGTGGTTAACGTCGCGTCGTCACGGGTGCAGGGTCACCGAGAGGTTCATCAGCCATCGGGGTTGGCCGTCGACGAGCGGCGACCAGACCAGAAGGCCGGATGGCTTCACGCCGTTGACGACAGGCCGGCCGGGCGTGTGCGGCGCCTCGACAATGCCCCGGGCGGCCTGGGCGCAGCGCACGAGGATGCGGCGCAGCTCGGCCTTGCCGGGCCAACCGCCCGGGTCCCCGTGAACCTCGAGTGTCACCTCGGGTGCCGTCGCCCAGTTCAGGTCCCGCAGATCTCCGCCGGGGCCGTGGCCGATGAGCAGGTGCGGCCACGGCGCCTCGGGGATGCCGGACACGCGGCCGGGGCCGCCGAGGGCGTCGGCGACCTGGTCGCTCTGCTGGAGCCACGCCAAGAGCACGGAGACCGGGTCGGCGTCTGCAAGGGTCAACTCAGACAT